GCGGCTCACAATTGCCTGGGAACTATCACCCCAATCCGTGTACTTGTTGACAAACTTGCGCAGGAGTTCACTCGTCTCCAACGACACAGTGCGTGGCACAAGGTTTCCTGCCTCATCAAGCCCGAGAACACCGAGGCGAATAGCCTCTGCACGGATGGCTGGGATGGTCTTCACAAGACCCTCAAGGGGGACCATCGTCGTCAGCTGCGAAGCCAGCGGCGCCATCTCTACAGGGTCTTGCATCGCGCCTTCGGCTTTCGCCTTTTCGTAGGCATCGCGCACCTTGCGCCGCTGCACCTCCACCCGATTCACCAGCGCACGGTCAACACCCATGCCCATGGCACGCGGATCAGCGGCCACCGGGTTCGGCATGTCGATCAGCGCGTCGAAGTTGCGGATCATGTTTGCCGTCTGGGTTTCCACGCGCTCGCGTAGCGGTGCGCCCACATCGCCCAGCTTGGCCGCTTCCTTTTCAAACTGAAGCTGCGCGAAGTTCCGCGATGCCTGCCCAGCAGTCAGCGCAGACGGCCCCGTGAACGGCACCGGCATCATTTCAGCGACAGTTGTGCGCTCAGTGCCCATTGCCAGCCCAGACGCGCCAGCAGACCCACGCTGCAATGCCGATGCCGTCTGGCCCACGGAATTCATCGCCACCGGCTCAGGCGGCAACACCCCCACAGCCCTGCCGGCAGCACGAACACCCCGCGCCGCTGCGGCCGCAGCACGCTGTGTGGTGGCCTGCACAATCGGCGCGGCCTGGCCGGCAGCCTGCAGCACAGCACCAGGCGCGGCCACCGCGGGCAGCACGGGCGGAATGACCTGGGCGGCTTCGCCCACGGTGCCCAGCATCTCGCGGCCTGCACGTGTGCGCGGCGCGTAGGTGAACCGGCCCGCCTGTTCAGTGGCGGCACGCTCAATCTCGCCGGCGGCCTGCTGGGTTCCGAACTGGCCCGAGAGGATCGCCCTGGCCAGCCCTGCGCCCGTGCCTTGGATCATGCCCAGCGGCGCGCCCACAGCGCCCGTTAGCAGCGACAGCGCGGTTTCGCCAGCGCCCACGATGCGCTCGCCGATGGTGGGCTCCGGACCAGTCTCTGCGGGCCTGACTGCGGGCGGGGCGACGTAACGCTCAGGGCTGCCCTGGACGGCCTGTTGCTGAGGCACCAATCCGCGCCGCCTTGCCTCTTGCAGCAAACCCGACTGCTCAGGCGGCAGGATGCCGCGCCGCTCAGCCTCAAGGAGCAATTCGAAGTCCATCAGCGGCCTCCAGGCATGGGCGATTGCGTGAGCCGCCGCAGAAGTTCCTCATTGGACATGCCGGCGTAGGGCGAAGCCGCAGATGGCGCCGCACGCGGGCCAGCAGGCGCGACCTGCCCAAGCCGCACGGGAACGCCCGGAATGGCCGCTGCGGGTTGCGTCGGCGCACCACCGGCGCCTGGCTGGCCCTGGTCTGATGGGGCGCTGATCCCGAACACGTTTTCAGGATTCAGGGCATAGTTCTTCACCACCACGCCCAAATCCTTTTTCTCCTGATCGGCTTTCTTCTGCGCCGCATCAAGGTACTGTTTTGCAAGCGTGACGTATTCCTGACGCTGCTTTGAGTCCAGAGAAAATATCTGTCCGCTTTGCAGCTTCTGAACCTGGTTCGCCAAGCGATCAAACAACCCAGCGGTGTCCCGTGCAGTGGAGAATTCCGTCTCGCGTACCACAGAGCCGGGGTCCAGCATCTTCATGAACCCCGTGATCAGGGCAATGTCGCCAGGGCCAGTTTTTGCGCCTGCCGATGCCTGGATGTTGGAAAAAGTTCCGCTCAAATCACTGAAGACCTTGCTGCGCGCCTGCCATTCCCTGCGGATTTTCTCCTCTTGTTCAAACTTCTTTTGAGGGTCAACGCCACCAGACGCCTTCAACTCCTCAAGCTGCAATGCCGCCGTTGCGGTTTCAACGCCCAGCTTTCTGGTTTGCGCGATAGCCGAGTTCGTTTGCGCTCGCGTCAACCCCAAATCTGCGGCTTTCTTTTCCAGGTCGGCCAAGACGTTTTGTTCTGCAAACTTGGCATCAACCTTCGCCTTGTCGGCTTGCGCCCTTGCAAGCGCAGCGTCTGCTGCTGCTCGTTCTGGGGCATTTGTTGCCGTGGCCTGAGCAGTGATGGCGTCTGCAACTGCCTTGTCTGCTTTTGCTCTGGCCTCCATCAGTGCCGGACCAGACATTTCAGCCTGCCTGCGCTGCTCCGCGACCTTCCCCACGGACTCCACCACCTTATCACCACCAGGCAGGCCGGCCAGCATCACGCCGATGGTGCTCTGTGCGGACTTCGGGTCAACCTTCGCCAGTTGCGCCCAGGTTTCGTATGCCCTGGCCTGCTCCTCGCGGCCCGAATTGCGCTCGGCCTGGGCGCGTTGCTCGAGCAAACTGACGCCTACGTCAGGGCTTCCGACCTGAAACGCCGACAGCACCTGAGCGCCGAACCGCAGATCGTTGCTCTGCTGCTCTTTGGACAGCTCGCCCCATGACTTCAGAACCGCTTCGGCTTGATCCTTCGGAGCCAGCACGGCCACGGACTGATAGTCAGCGAACGTCGGGTTCTGCTTGGCCATCAGACCCTGCATGGCCTGCCCGAGTTGCTGCTGCCGATCTATGGCCTGCTGCTGCACTGCAAGGTCCATCTCTCGCTTCGCCCGCGCAGCCTCCACCTCCTGCATAGAAGCACCCAGCTTCAAGCCCTGCAGCACCCCCGCAAACGGGTCTGCCTGGGGGATGACGTAGTTGAACGGTTGGACCATGACTTAGCCTCCAAAACCGTAGAGACCAGATCCACCACTCGGACCAGCGGTGATACCTGACCCGCTGGTGATGGTTCCTGCACCAGAGCCACCGAACAGATTCCCAAAGACGTTTTGCCCGGTGGCCAACTGATACCCGGCCAATTGCCCAGGCATCTGAGCAAACTGACCAAACGCTGCGCCACGCCCTAGCGCACCGCCAGCCCGTGCTGCGCCTTGCTGCTGCAGCAGATCGGCCACGTTGGTGCCAGTGTTCATGCCAGCCGTACCCACGCGAGCCGCAGACTGCTGGCCCAGCGATGTCAGGCCGCCGAGCCGGCTGTACTGCTGTTCCAGCGCCTGCTGCAGCATCTGCGGACGGAACTGCGCCAGTGCGGCCTGCACGTTGCCACCACGCAGCCCACCAGTGGCCGATGCGCGTTGCAGGATGGCCTCCTCGCCCTGACGGGTCAGAGCCTGAAGCAGCGGGCTCTGCTCGATGCCCGCGATGGCCTGCTGCTGCGCCTCTGCACCACCCAGGCCGATGAGGTTCTGCATGCCTGCGAGCGCCGGCTGTCCAGCCTGCGTGTACGGTGCCAGCAGGCGCTGAATCTCGTCGAATTGACGCCGCTGCTCCTCAATCCCCATCTCGGCGGCTTGCGTCTGTGCGCCCGCGGCCTTGCTGGCTGCACGGGACTGCATAACAGAGCCGAGAATTGAACTCCCGGCGATTGCTACTACGGGACTAGGCATCGCTGCCTCCTTTGTTGAACTCGGTCAGGTATGCGTCGAAAGTCTCGCCGTACATGCCCAGCACCTTGTGAGCCACCGCAGTGGCCGCGGGGGCGCCGTGGCACAGGCGCACAGCGGCCAGGACCAACTCGTAGTAGCCGGCCCGCCAGACGTAGGACTGAGCCGATGCGCCACCCTCACGCTCCACGCGGTCGGAGGCTTGCCACTTCAGCACCATCGAGCCCAGCAGCGGCAGCAACTCGGCCGCGTTCTGCGAGAAAAACGCATTGCGTGGCATGGCCACCAGCGTATTCCAGATCAGGGCGTCGAGCACCTCGCGCTCGACGGGATCGCCATCGGCGTAGTCGTCGAACGTCTGGATGCTCTGCCAAAGCATGAGTAGCCACTCCGCAGCGTCGGCGGGCAGCATCAGCGAGTCGAAATGCGTGCGCAGGCTGTAACTCATGGCGTCCTCAGAGGCTGCCGGAAGCCATGAACTCGGCACGCGCATCATACCCGTCAGGTGATCTCGCGTCCAGACACCCGCAGCGTCAGCGCTGTGGCGTGGCTGGCGATGGTAGAGATAAACCCGCCTGACTCCAGCGCCTGGCCCACCAGTTCCTGGCACAGATAGCACTCGCCAGGCACCACGGTGCGGTCGTCGATGACGAGGTTCGAGTTGCCAGCCGAGCCGCCCGAGGTGACGAGGTTCACGCTGAACGTGCGGTTCACCGTGTCGGTGTTCGTCACCGTGGCCTTGTCGATGATGGCCTTGGCGTTGGTCGCGGTGTATTGCGTGGTTTGCGTGGCCTGCATTTGCAGGGGCGGGACAAGTACGCGAACGGTGACGGTCATTGGAACCCCTGGATGTTGTTGGACACGGTGACGATGATGGACGGAATGCCAGGATGCGGCGCAGCGGCGGGCACAGCCAGTAGTTGTGCCGACAGGTCAGTTACCGAAAACATGATCTCGACGTAATCGCCGGCCTTGAGGCTGAAAAAGTAGTTCAGGGCCGAGAAAATCTCGGCGTTGTTGCCCTGGATTCTGATCTGACTGGCCGAGTCCGTAACGTCCGCGCCATTTTTGCGAAACCAGATGTAAAGCTCTGCGGTTCCGCCACTCGTCTTGTCGAATTGGACGGACAGTTGCAGGTTGTAAATGCCGTCCGTGTCCACGTTGATGCGCGTCTGCGGAGAACCGCTCAGGAACACGCCGGATGACAGATCCGTGGTATTCAGCGTTATCCCCTTGGCCGTGTTGATGGTCGTCGCGGTTTGCGTGTCGGTGCTGTAAAACGACCCGTAGCGCGACCGCTTGAACTCACGCGGCGGCGGGGCCAGTGTCAACAGTTCCAGCGCCGAGCGCATCTGCTCGACGGCGTCCAGCGCCTGCTGTGCTTTGGCCTCGGCTTGCAGGGCGGCATCCTGCGCCAGTGTGGCAACAGCGTCCAACGCCTCGGTAGCTTTCTGGTCAGCAGTGCCGGCAGCGATGGACAAATCCACCAGCGTGGTGGGCTCCAACTGGCGAGCGTTCGAAAACAGGCGTTCGAACTGCCGCACCTGCTCATGGTCTTGCAGGAACGACGCGAGTTGATCCCGCGTGAGGTTGAGTTTGGACGCGGCCATCAGTACGCCAGCGCCTCGATCTGCGCCTCCAGGCGGGCGAACGACAGGTGCGCCTGACTGTCACCCCGGAACCGCTGCATACGCCAGTGGCGCATGGAGCCCTGCCGTAGCCACACCAGGCGTTTCGCGCGGTTGCCGATAGCCCCGGCGCGGATGTAGTGATCCTGCCCCCAGGCCGAGCCATCAAGGGAGTAGCTGGTGCTGATCTGCGGGTCCAGCCCCAGCGCCACGCGGCCCGTGAGCGCCACAAGTTCCAGTTCGTGGAACAGGGCGCCGCTGCCGGCGTTGTAGACGATGATCGTGCCGAACTCCCAGCGCACCGTCTGGCCCCAGTGGTCGCTGCGCGTGTCCACGGTGTGCCCGATGGCCGACGACGCCGGGTCGCCGACACACCATTGGTTATAGGCCCAGACGAAGTTCCGGGCGCGGTACTGCGCGAAGCCTGTAATCGTGGTGGTCAGTGTCGTCCAGATCGGCTGGCTCAGCGCCTGCGTGGCCGCGAGGTCGAACACCACCGTGCGGTCGGGCAGATGGACGTACAGCAGTTGGTGGTTCTTGTCGTTGCGAGCCTCCAGCTTCACCCGCGACAGTTGAGACTCGGTGTAGGTCAACAAGAGGCGGTCAATCTCGTCGGTGCTGATCTTCTGCGCCGTGGCGTTGGCGCCCATGTAAACGCCGGGGGCCTCGTTGCGCCCGGAGCCCAGGAAGGCAATCATCTCGTTGAAGACGCAGCACGCGAAGGTGCCGATGGCGCCCTTCTGGATCTGAGCGCCGTCGATGCGCCCGAATGGGAACAGATCGCCGCCCACGTTGTCGAACACCTCGATGGTGTGTCGGTTCAGCGCATAGACCTCGTTGCGCAGCTTCAGCAGGGCCACCACGGGGTCAGGGTCCACCTCGCTGCTGCCGTACTTCAGCGGGTTCACCTGCGTCGGGTCGCTCAGTTCCGTGACCACCAGGAACTCGCCGTCCGTGACCATGAAATAGCCGTCAACCCACACCACATCGACCAGCACCGTGCCGAGGTCCGGGTCCGTCACCTGAGTGAGCGTGGCGCCGTTCCAGTAGTACAACCGACCACCGGACACGACGGCCAGGCGGTCGAACGAGTAGTCGAACGCGACCAGTTCATCCACGGGGCCGCCCACATCGCCCAACTCGGTGACGGCGCCATTGCTGGCGATGCTCACCAGCTTGGTGCCCATTACCCGGTAGAGCGTGCCGCGCCACTCGATGCCGCCGCGGTCAGTGCCTGGGCCGGTGCCGTCGCTCACGATCCCGTCAGCGGGGCGAAGGTAGGCATCGCTGATGCCGCTGCCCTTGGGCGTGACGAAGAAGTTGACCGGATAGGCCGTGCGCAGGTCAGGGCCGCTGTCGGTGTAAATGCCAGAAACGATGGGGATTTGCATGTCAGCAGTTCCATGCCTTCAGGGCCAGCGCCTTGCGCGTAGGCTTGCCCTTCTCGTCTTTCATCGGCCCAGGCATTCCACCCATGCGGGCGCAGAACGACTTGCGCCGTGCGGCGTCCTTCTCGGTTTTCGGGTTCGGCGCAGGGGGCTTCAGGTTCATGCCCTGAGCCTTGGCAGAGGTGCGCCCCTTGGCATTCAGACCGCCCTTGGGGTTCTGGCCCTCCTTGCGCGTCCAGGCGGGTGACTTGGCCATGGTCAGCCGATGCGATACCAGGAATTGGTGGCCTGGTAGAACCGCAGGCGGAAGAAAGCATTGGCCGCCAGTGTGGTAGGCGCACCAAACGCTGCCGTTGCGCCGTTCAGCCCCACGGCAAACGTGGTGATGGTCTGCGTGGTCGTCACCAGAATCTCGGTGCCGTCAGGCGTCGAGGTGTTCAGTGGCAGCGTCACGGTGCCGGTGGCTAGCGTGCCGGCGGGTTGCAACACAATCCACTGCTGCTCGCTGATCGGCGTGGGCGCCGCGATGTTGAAGCCCGTCGCCGGCACGTACAGGTTCACGGCCACCGTGGGCGATGCGAACTGCTGCTGGAAGTACGACAGCAGGGCCGACATCGGCAGGCGCCGTGCGTCACCGTTATTCGGGCTGTAGACCGGCAGTTGGTCGCCTGCAGAAACCTGCGTCAGCAGCGGGAGTTGATTGATCGTCGGCATGTGCGCCTCTCAGAATTCAAGTTGGCCGTCACGGCCCGCCAGGATGGGTTCTTCGGGGTTGTCCACGAACGGATCATCGTAGGCTTTGGCACCGGCACCACGCGGCATGGATGCGGGAAACTGCATCTCCATCGGCATGGCTGCCCGCGACAGAAGCGTGTCATAGGTGCGCTTGGCCGTGGCTTTGGTGTCGGGTGAAACCGTCTTGCCGTAGCTGGGCGCCAGCTTGATGCCCAGATTGGTGATGATCGCCTCGTAGGCAGCATCAGGCACGTTCGTTTCGTCGTCCAGGCCGGTGTCCTGCGGAGAGCCCGGCAGGGGGTAGCCCACGCGGATGCCCAGGGCATTCCACGATGCCATCTGCGCGTCCAGCCTGCGCACGGCGCTCTCGACCTGCTGCGGGCTCAGGTCGAAGACGTAGGACGCCAGGCCGATCTCCTCCAGCGCGGCCTCGACGAATTGGCGCTTGGAGTAGCCCATGGTTAGATGCCGGCTTCGCCAGGCTCGACGCGCAGGTTCGGTGTGCCGGCCGCAGCGATGTAGGACACGGTGTCGTGGTCCTGATCCTTCTGGATGATGATCGACTGGCCAGAACTAACCATCAGATCAGCCGTGGTTGCCGTGCTGGCCCCGGTGCTGGTGCGAACATGGATGGCGTTGGTGCCGTCCAGATTCATCAGGCGCAGGCACTTGTTGCCCAGGCCCATGGTGGTGCTGGCCGAGCTGGTCGAAGTGGCGAGTGTCTGGCCGGCGCCGTAGCGTGCTGCGAAAGGGCCGTAGATCATGGCTTGTGCTCCTGTCAGATCGGGTCGTCGTCGGCCTGGGCCGGCGGTGTCATGGCTGCGGTGATCTTGGCCATCAGCGTCTTGTCGCTCCAGCGTCGATCGATGTCGATGCCCAGCAGCGCGGCCTGCTGTTCCATCTCTGCGCGGGTCGGCGGGGCGTTGTCTGCAGGCGCGGGCGCGGGCTCAGTGAGGCCCAAGAACGCATCCGCTGCCGCCTTGAGGGTAGGGTGCCATCCGTCTGCCAGCGCAACCATCAGATCGTCCTCGGAGGCCACATCGAGCGTCCCGTAGGTCGTGTGAGGAGGCCCGAAGTGCGGGCCTGGGCAACGATAGACGAACGTTGGAAATTCCATCATTTCTTGCCCTTCGGCTTGGCGGTCTTGGCCGACTCACGGAATGCGGCAGCACTCGGCGCGCCCTTGGCGCCAGGCTTGCGCATCTTCTCGCCACTGCCTTCGGCGATACGCTCGCGCTTGGCGTTGATGTTGGCGTACAGGCCTGCTGGTTTCTTCACTTCTTGCCCTTCGGTGCAGGCCCCGGACCCTTGCTCGGCTTGCCGGCCTTCATGGCAGCGGTGCGCGCCGTGCTCAGGGCGATGGCCACGGCTTGCTTCTGCGGCTTGCCGGCCTTCATCTCCTTGGAGACGTTGGCACCAATCGACTTCTGCGAGTAACCCTTCTTCAGCGGCATGGTTGGCTCCAGATATGAAAACGCGGGCGGCGGCCGGGAACTCCCAACCCTAACCGCCCGCGTGCGTCTGCGGTCAGGCCAGACGGTAGGTGACGAACGTGTCGGCCGCCGTCTTGCGTGTACGGAACCGAGCCGCGCTGCCAGAGGTGGCTGCCGTGGCCGCCGCTCCGACAATCGTGTGCCCGGTGTTGACCGTGATGGTCAGCGCGAACGCAGCGAGCGTGATCAGGGACCAGTCGATGCTGTCGCCCACGAGGAACTCGGTTCCGAGATCCATATTCGCGCCGGTCGGCAGTTGGACGTTGCGGCTAGCGGTCGGGGTTGCGGTCACGATACCCGACAGAAGCGCCGCGTTCGTGGCAATCATCGAGCCGCCGTCAGCGATGTCGGTCGGAGCGCCCTGAACTTGATAGTTCAGACGCCACTGCGTGACCACCGGGACGGTGCCGACTTCCCACAGCACGGGCTGCGAGCCGACCGACTCCACGACGATGGTGGCACCCGAGGCATACGTCCCGAAGACCGTCTGCCCGTTGGTGACCGTGCCCAGCAGCGTGGTCTGGTCGGGATAGTTGGGGAAGCCCAGCACGCGGGAGACTTGCGCCTGGCCCTGCGTGTAGACAGCGATGGACTCGTTTGCCGGGACGGTGACGGTCGCGCGACCGTTGACTGCGACAATGTTGCTCATTTCGTTTACTCCTGGTCAGCGATCAGGTCTGCGAGAACATGATGATGCCCGACATTTCCGGCTGCTTGTTGACCACGCCGTAGAGCGTGTCCAGACGGTACTTGGTCTTCATCGTGTTGATGTCGTACTGCTTGGTCATGACCAGTTCGATGCCCTGGTCCGTGCTCGCGCGCATCACGGCAGCGCCTGCGTCGGTAGGCACAGCGTAGCGGCCCGGCAGGATTTCCAGCGAGTCCTTCTGCCAGAACGGATTCATGTTGCCCGAAACCGTGTTCTGGAACGTGATCCCGGCGGTGCCAGAGGCAGTTGTGACCGTGCAGTTCTGGTACTGCGCCTCAGCATCGCTGCCGCCCTGGTTGCTGATGATTGGCGGCGTGATGACGAGGGTCGTGCTGGATGGCACCGAGATGACCCGGAAGGTCTTCAGCACGCCAGTTGACTGCTTGGTGATCGCATGCACTTCAAACACGTTGGCAATCGTGAACGCATCGCCAGCCGCGACGTTCGTGGTGCTCGACACCGTGATCGTCTGGAAGCGGTTGTCCACGTTCGACGTTTCGCCGGTGCTTGCCACCGAAGTCGCCTTGGGAACCCAGTAGTTGTTGCCGGCCACGAGGGTTGACATCGTGATGCTACCGCCGCCAGCAGCCGCAGTCTTGCGCACCGCGTAGTCCAGCTTGTACGTCTCGAAAGACGCCACGCGGCCCACATAGGCGCGGCGCAGGGCGCTGTCAGAGATGTCGTTGCCGAACGAACGGGTGTTCTTGGCCAGGTCAGAGGCCATGCCGTTGTAGTCGCGGGTGGACAGCGCGAGATAGCGGTCGGTGTCCATGACGCCCTTCTCGTTGAACCGCGCCTCAATCTCGGCCACGTCATCGAAGCCGGAAGCGGCTGCGGTGCGCTTGACGAAGATCGAGCCCTGCAGTGCGGCCACGTTCATGATCGCCACGTTGATGTCGCTGGCCAGCTTTTGCTTGGCAGCGTCACCCAGGCGAGACTCTTGCAGAGCATCGCGCAGTTCCGTTGCGGTCATGACCCACGGCACCGAGCGGCTAAAGCCGATGGTCGCCGGGACGGTCAGTTGGGTGTAGTCGTCGAAGTTCGCGCTCATGTCCGTGCCAGCGTAGGACACGGAGATGTACGGCTGCGGACGCCAGAGAATGTTGTTGGTCCGCTCCATCAGCGTCTGGTCCGTGTTGAACACGGCGACGTTGCGCGACAGCACCAGCGCGTCTTGGAAGCCTTCGAGGATGTCCTCGAACGCTACGCGCTCTTCCTTGGAAAATGAGTTGGCCATTTGTAAGCTCCGAGATGAGTGAGATATTGCGGATCGCTCCGCGCCTGCTTACTCACCCCGTTGGAGTCGGGCGGCCACTCTGTGTCTTGTCACTGCCGATTTTGGGCTGGCGAAACCCGAATGGCGCCGAATGTAACACATCCGGCGCGGTGTGCAAGAGCCTAGCGTGCCTTCGCCTTCAACTGCTGCTTGTACCGAATGACCTTCGTCATGTCCCCGGTTCTGGCGGCATCTTCGCGCAGCCGGTCCAGTGTGCTGTCTGACGTACCGCTCACGGGCGCGGTGCCGACTGGCAGGCTGCGCTCAGGCGCGGGGGGCTTGGTGCGTGGGGTAACTTTCAACTGTGCCTCCAGTTTTGCAACGGCGAAAGCGAACTTCACCGGGTCAGTGATCGCGGCCAATTCCTTAGCCTTCTTCGGGTTCTTTCCCAGCGCGTAGACCACCAGGGCGGGATTCTCCGCTCCTTGCAGCACCACGCCCTGCTGCGTGACGTTCAGGGCCTGCTGCACGGTGTGCTCGGCGTCTTCAAAGTCCCGCACCTTCAGGTCTGCCTTGGCCTTGCCGTAGCCGTCAAGCTTGGCCTGCCAGGCTTTGGTCTGTTCCTCGACCTGGCGCTGGGACTCGCGCTCGGCTTTGTCGGCCTGCTCCTTGCTGCGATACCAGGACTCCAGCGCGGTTTCGTACTTGTCCGTGTCGTAGTCGTGGTCTTCGAGCTTGGGCTTCGGGCCGACAACGGGCTTCGGCGCGGCCGGCGTGGCCTGTTCGCGGGCCTCGTAGTCGCGCACCTTCTTTTGCAGTTCCCGGTGCTGCTTGCGCAGTTCGCGCACCCACTCAGGAGCACGCTCGGTTTCGTCAGGCGGTGGCGCCTCGTCCCCGATGCTGACCGTTACCTCGTCGGCCGGCTCCTCGTCTGGTGCGGCCTGGGCATCAGGCGCGGGGTCGGCGTCGGCTTGGGGTTCCTCGGGGTCTGCTGCGTCTGGCGTGTCGCGCTCGTCATCGCCATCGTGAACTTCGGTTGACCCATCGGGTTGCGTGACTTCGATCTTGATTCCCATGGCTTACCTTCTCTCGCGCATTACCGGCTGCGCGGTTGCCGTTGCCGAAAACTGGCTGATCTATTCGCGCTTCAGAATTCGAACGCGCTGTTCTTCGCCGGGGAAAACGACGAAGTTGGATGTTCCTTGGCCTGCACCGCGTGAGCCTTCATCTAGGTAGCGGATGCCTGGAATTCCAGCGTCTCGGAGAGCTTTACTTGCCGCCTTGCCAAACTCACCTTTGCCCGCAAACGCATCGACGCCGGACAGCAATTCATAAAAAATCTTGCCTTTAATGTCGACGTCCCCGACTAGTTTGCGTATGTCAGCATCCCAAATGTCTGATTGCATTATTCCTTGTATCGCTTTGCGCACCTCTGGAGTCTGCTGGCTCAACGGTTTGTCCCAATCTAGAACCCTTGGGATCATCTCGTCTGGGATGTCTACGGTATAGAGGGAGCCTTTATTACCAAAAGCAATGGTTTCGACGGAATTTTGTTTCCATGTCTTTAGTTGCCGAACTATTGAATCAGATCCAAGGTAAAATTCGGCATCTTTTATTGCCGCGTCATAATCCCCACCATGCTTGGTTAAAAAAGCGCCTGGGTCAAATCCATCATTCGTACCTCTTGCTGCTATTTGCGTCGAGCCATCTTTCATTTTGATTTTGAATCCGTCAAAAGTAAGGGCTTTCTGATATGACCTCGCCACATCTGGCGACTCCGCAAAGTAAATACCATGCCCGTAAGCCTGAGCACCCTCACCCGTGCCGATCTTGCTGGCGTTAAATCTCTCAAAGCGGTGCGGGGTTCCGTGATAGGCCAGCATGGCGCGTTCTGCGCCCGTGCCAAAGTCAGCCAATCCTCCCGTTGCCGCCGCCGCCATACGCCCACCACCAGGCACGCCGGCCAGGGATAGCAAATCAGCCACCTGAGCGCTGCGCCCAGGCTTGACCTCGGGCACAAATGACGCCGTGCGGCCGGCCATCGGGTTGACGCGCACAGGCATGTTCCCGTAGCTCATCTCGATCAGTTCCTCGGGCGCGCGGCCCAGAATCAGCGATCCCAGGCCCTCACCACCGATCAGCGGCACGCCCTGCGGTATCTGCGCCTTGTTGATGAAGTCGCGCACAGCCAGCATGGCATCAGCAAACGCGCCCAGTCTGGGGCTTCGGGGCGTGGGCTTCATCTCGGCCACGCGCCCGGTCATCGGGTTGGATGCCGTGCTCTCAAGTCCTCGGCGCGATGATGTAGCCATGACAAACCTCAGTTTATGGATATGCCGTCAATCATCCAGCATAGCGATGGCCAGGATCATGGCCACCTGGGCGTCCCGCTCCTCGACAATGACGCGAGCCAGTTGCATGTGCGCCTCAATCGAATCCCGCGCCATGTCGTCAGCGTAGGATAACCGAGACAGGTCAATCTCGATGCGCTCTTCCTGCAGCACCAGAAACTGGCGCTGCGGTTCGGCTTGCGGCTCGGCTTGCGGTTTCGTCTTCGGTGCAGGCTTGCGTTCTGCCATTGCCCGAGCGTCTGCCACAGCCTTCTCGGCCTGCAGCGTGGCCAGATACTCCTGAGCCACCCACGGGCTGTCGAATATCTTGCCGCCCACCACCCACATCGGGCGCGACTGCTTGGACTTGCCAGACTGGCCGCCGCCGCCCTGCGCTTCGGCAGGCGGGATCGGCTGGCCGCCGAATAGCAGGCCAGCGAATAGCGCGCCGCCGAGGAGTCGGTTTCTAAGTAGCATCGATGATCGGCGTGCCGTTGCCCTGCGCATCGGGGCTGAACGTGATGCGCGGCGTTGTGCCGTCCTGCGCCAGGTATTCCTCGGTCCCCGAGCCGAGCCCAGATCGAGCGCCGGCCAGCGCCGCCAGAAGAACGCGCATGATCTCCTCGGCCGTCAGCGTCTCAAGCGGTGTAGACCACACCTCAGCGGCAATCGTAGCCGGACTGGCACCGCCGCCCGCGCTGTTCAGCAGCTCACCCATCGTGCCAGGCGTGTTGTAGGCGCTGGCGAGGGCTTGCCAGACTGCTGCCGACAACGACTGCGGGCTCAGCTCAGTAAACGGCGTGATGTCGCCCGACAGATTGCCCGTGGCCCTGATCGTGGCGCTGTTTGAGAACTGGACCAGCGCAGCGCCGATGGTATCAACGATGGCACCCAGCGTGGCGTTGTCAACCGTAAACGTGATGGCCGCGCTACCGGAGGCTGATAGGGCACCTGCCAGATCGCCCGCTAGATTGAACGTGATAGACGTCGAACCTGACGC